TTCCTAACGTGGAAAAGCCCGCCGGTTGGGCGAGCTGGGGAGTGATGGATATGCCGAAGTGTAACAAGTGCGGCTTCGACAAACCAAAAGACGAAGTCTACCTTGGAATATGCGACGATTGTTTTCATGGAAGGCCAAGTAAAGATACAGGCCACGCTTCTGCGGCAAAGATATTTATCGATAACAATATCATTCTTACTACATCGATTGATATTCCCAATCGACATGTTGACAGCGTTATTTCGATCGTAGCTTCAGAGGCCGCAATAGGCATGAGTATATTCAAGGACATCGCCAATAACTGGCGTGACTTCTTCGGTGGCCGCTCTGAAACATCTCAAAACGCGCTCAAAGAAACGCGCGAGGCGTGTCTTGAAGGTCTTCGAATGGAAGCGTCACGAATGAATGCAGACGCGGTAATTTCCGTGAATTTTGCTTACAACCAATTATCAACCGGCAGTACCGGCGGCATTCTTTTTGTCGCTGCCACCGGAACCGCAGTGAAGTTGAGGCCAGCCTAACCCGCCAGCATCCGAACCTTATGCCGTCTAACCGTCTCCGGGCTGCATCCGAGCTGCGTTGCTATCGCCTCGTTGCCGTAACCCTGCCGTATCATCGCAATAACGCGGTCGCGGTATGGCGCGGGCCTCGGTTCATGCTCGATCAGCATTCCAGGCAGCCTATCGGTCGGCTTGCGGCTCTGCACCTTGCGAACCGCCTTGACAAGTTTCGGGTTGCAGCAAAGCTTCTTCGCAATCTGAATATCGGTGAACGGGCCAGCCTCAAGCAGCGTCGTGATTTGCAGCTTCAGGCGATCGGTCACATCATCAACGTATCCTTGCCGCCGCTCATCCAACTGCGGCTCCATGATCATGCCGACGATTGCAACGCTGTTGCGCATCGTGCCGCCCTGCGGCGACTTGTACCGCTCTCCTAGTGCCGACCGCGCTCCGAACGTGCGCAGATTGTGCGCATCAGGCTCGACATGCTGAATTCGCATCGTGCCGTCGTGCTGGATGACAACGGCGCGCCCGCGTCCGTCAAAGCGGTTGATGTCGACGAATACATGTTCGCCGTCGATAACCATTGCGCAGAAGTTGGGCTGCACGGCCGGCTGAATGCTGGCAACTACCGATTCGAGGCGGTCGATATTCGTTTTCAGTTTGAGCGCGTCGTCAAGCTTGGTGCTGGTGCGGCGATCGTGTTCGCGGACGTGGACGGGTTTGCCAGACGTATATGCATCGAACACTTCGACCATCTGGATGGTGACTTCAGTTGCGTTTTCAGTTTCCGACTTTGTGCAGATATACAGCGCCTGCTTTTTGTTGAGATAGTAGGCTTTGCCGGGTCTCCCGCCCTTATCGGAGGTTTTTTCCACCATGGAAACAACCTCTCCGAAGCGCGTAAGCGGTTGATCGTGACGAGAAATAAGCTTGCGGATCATGTGCCGGTTAGAAAAACCGAGTGCGCCAGCAAGCGTTAAATCCAACATGCGTGGGGTGCCGTCAATCGAAGAATTCAGGTCTGCAATTCCAAACACCGGTCTGCTATATTCAACGTTAGCTCTGGTCATGGGTCTTGTCCTTGACTTGGGTTAGGCTCATCGCAGGTGTTCCCGCACCCGATGAGCCGACCACTAAGACCTATATAGGTTATATCGACTTGTCAATATTACCGATATAGGTTATAGGACTGCAATGGCAAAACCTCTTGTTCTCACAGAAAAAAAGCTGATCGCAATGTCACCAGAAATGGTGTCTGCGATAAATGACTGGCGCTTCAAGAACCGAGTTAATACGGAGTCGGAGGCGGTGCGTCGACTTATTGCGTTTGCACTGAATGCTCAGGAAGAGCTTGCGCGATACGAGACTATTGCTCACAACGGTCTGGACTACGATCAGCGAGACCTGCTGGCCAGAATTGTCAAACTCTTGCAGGGCACGCATCCCGTCGGACATTATTTTGGTCATGATACAAAAAACCCCTCCGAAGAGGGGTAGTCTCTGTCATGCTGCGCGAGGAAGGTTCTGGTTCGAGGCGATAGTCGCGCCGAACGTGAAAGTCATCTGCGACTGATTTTCTGGCATCAGCATCGCGGGAACGACCGGCAGTCCAAGATGACCCCAGAGCTGCTGCGCCGCTTTCGGACCGAACGTCCTCTGCGCCTGTCCGACTAGAAGGCGGGCCTCCGTCTCTGGCGTGTATGGAACGATTTGCGGCTCGTCATCCCTCTCCCGAAGCTCGGCCTCCATCGCGTTGAACTGAGTGATGTAGGCTTCCTTAAAGCTTGCCGCTTTCGTGCCGGTGAAGCCCATTGCCAAAAACACAAATCCGTCCTTGGTCATGTCTATCGATCGTAATGTGCGCCCCGTACTGTCGAGGTAGCCACTGAACGCAAAATTGCGTTCAGTGAATTGAGTGCTGCAATCGAGGCAATCAATGGACCGAAGCACATCAGCATGACGCTTCTCGAAATAATCCGCGACATCTCGGCTATTCGCAACAACATTGCCATCTTTGACAGACAGGACAGGCAGTCTGATTTCCTCAGTCATGTAGTCTCCTCTTGAGTGGTGTTTCGCCGGCTGGTTTGCCGACGATCCTGTAAATAAGGACTTCACTCGGAAACGACAACTAAACTGAGGAAATAATCAACCACCGTACTTCTTGATCAATTCATCCATTTCTTCGTCAGACGGTGGCGCCACGGACTTTTTGGATCCGTTCGCCTCTACCTTGCCTTTCACCGCAAGGGTGAGCTCGGTCAAGCTAGACGCCCAGAAAATTGCAGGGGTCCAGCCAAGGCCGCCGAACGCGATCATTTGCCAGTCGCGCCAAGGGAAAGGTTCTTCTAAGCCGCCTTTTGAGCGGCTTCCCCGTTTCCCTCGTCGTCCTCATCGAAATGATGGGACAATGCCTCAGAGATCGCCTTGGCGACGGCGTCGAACTGTTTCAGCTTCAGCGCGCCAATAGCCTTCACCTTGTCGCCCCGCACGGTAAGCAGATCGAGCGCGGCCACTGTGGCGGCCGGCTCAACCCCGGAAAGGCGAAGAAACAAATCAGACATGCTCTTGCACGACAAACGAGTGGACACGGCAGCAAGTCCACCCATCTCCGCGACGATGACCAGCGGTTCCTTGCCAACCCAAAGGCCGACCTCCCCGCGAGCTCCGTTCACTTCCAACGGAAAAGGCTTTTCAGCATCAGCCAAATTACACCTCCGCAACGAACGAGAGCGCACCAGCGGCCACAAACGTCGCGCTAAAATCCATGTTGCCTTCCATCTCGCCGCTGAACTCGAATTCAGAAACGAACCATGGGCCGGTAAATGTTCCGAGGCCTGGAACGATCACCTTCGCGTTGAACTTAGTCGCGTTGTTGACGTATCCGAGAAAAGTCGTGTTGGAAGCGCTCTTCACAAACTTGCCGGATCCTGAAAATGTCCGGTTTTTAATACCGGGCTCCGCAGTACGCTGTGGCGTGTTTGCCGGGTTAGCGCAGTCGGGAATGGTTGTGTCGACTTCATTGGCCGACATGTTGAAGCTGCGGGTTGTGAGGCCGCACAAGTTGGTAAATACTTCAGTCGTAGCTCCGTTTCCAATCTGGATGAGCAGCGTACGACCAATCTGTTGACCGTCGGCCATTTGTAAACCTCAAAAAGTAGGGGTTGGTGGCCAATCAGGCCGGTGTTTCGACGCGCGCAACAAACTCCACGACACCGTGGGTCGTTACTTCGTCCGGGTCTTTGAAATGACGGGTATCTTGTCGTGTGATCGACACCAGTCGATGTGAGGGCAGCACCAAGGGAGCTTCATCCAGAGCCTCGACGACCTCGTGAATGATTTCCTTTAGCTCCTTGAAGCCGCCGGAGTATTGCGACCAAACGTGGATCGTCACATAGATTAGGTTCGACTTCAGACAGCCGACATCGTCCCTGATGACTTGGCTTTCGCCGTATTCGACGTATGGAAACGGTGCGTTGGTCGGCGGTCTGTCATAGATTCTTTGGGCCACCTTAGCCGTCAGGCTAGCTCGCGCTTTCAGCCTCGCAACGATGGCGCCCTGTAATTCGAGATCTGGGCTTGCCATTACTTTTTCATGGCCTCCCTCACCCCGCGCCATACGGCATCGTTGATGCGCTTCTTCGCTTTTGCCCTAAATGCTCGCCATGTCGGGAAAATATGCGGCTGCGCCCTCGTGCCAGGGTGCATCTTTGCGCCGGCCGTCTGCTTCTTGCCAGCAACCGTCCCGCCACCCTTCGCAACGTTATGCGGCCGCGTGCCGAACTCCAAAAAATGCCAAATCCACGCAGCGAAAACGCCAGTCGCGTCCGGGTCCTTGCTGGCCGATGCACCCACAAGCGCTTTCGCAGTCGGTCTGTCAGAGATCTTGGCGCCCTGTATAGAGGCAGCGTAGTCGCCAGCCGTTTCGCTGTTGCTTATCGGCGCTCGGTCAGAAATTTTATCGGCGGCTTCGGTAGCGATCTGTAGCTTTGCTTCGGCGGCGTACTTGTTGGCGAGCGGAGCGACCTGATTGAGCTTTTTCGTCAGCGCTTCGCGGCCTAAGACTTTTGCCTTGATCACGACGCCTCCCCCTCCACCACAAGCAGTTCGATCCACTGATTGCGCTCGTCGATATTGACCTCAGCCTTGATCGCGTAGAGCGCACCGGTGCGC